GTAACTAAAGTTAACTTTTCAGATTAACCCTTAGTATCGAATAACCTAGATACATACACCTATAATATCTAGGTAAACCTCAAAACCCCTACACCTTAACCCTAAAAGTCATATTTTTTGACTTTTATACTATACCCAACCTCAACACTAAACAGGTAAAAACCATGCCAAAACGTGAATTACTTAACCCTAACCAAAAACAAGAAATTGCTGACCTCTACCGTACTGGTGAGTACTCTCAGAATGACTTAGGCGTAATGTACGCTGTAAGTACTACAACCATCAGACGGTCTCTTAATGAGTTTGGTTTATGTACTTTCAATACTGAAGTCACTCACAAAGAGCGTAGCTTGCTCGACACAATCAAAGCCATGCACATTGAAACAGTAGAGCAATTGCGTGATGCACTACGTAAGGGGCTGCAATGCTAACAAAGAACCCACTCTACCCCACACCATCCATTGATAAAGCCAAGAATCATCTCTTGGCTTTAATTCGTGTAGGTAATAAGAATGAAGCATTAGCAATCATCCATACCCTACAAAATGCAATCCTTAATGAAGTGAAACCAAAATGATTCCTATGTCATATAAAGAGTTAAGTGCTGTATTACCCTCAGTACTTAAAGCAGGTGTAGTGCCTTACATTCGTGGTAGTCCTGCATTGGGTAAATCCTCCCTTGCACAAGAGATTGCTAATAAGTTTGGTTTAATGTTAATTGATGTACGGTTAGCAGAATGTGACCCTACTGAAATAGGTGGATTTCCTTACTTTGATCAAGCACTTGGTAAAGCTAAGTACTACCCACTCACAACATTCCCTACCACAACAGATAAAATACCTGAAGGGTATAAAGGTTGGCTTTTACTTTTAGATGAGTTCTCGTCAGCATCTATAGCAACTCAAGGTGCAAGCTATAAGCTAATCCTTGATCGTAAAGTAGGACAGCATACGCTACACCCTAAAGTCATCATCATTGCAGCAGGTAATAAAGAAGATGATGGTGCTATAGTCAATCCAATGAGTACTGCACTCATCTCTCGATTCAGTATGTTTGAGCTTGAACTAAGCCATAAAGACTGGATGGAATGGGCAGTAACAGAAGGTATTGATTACCGTATCACTTCTTTCTTAAACTTCAAACCAAACTATTTATATCAGTTTAAAGCTGATGCAACTGACCCTTATGCCTCACCAAGAACTTGGCACATGCTAAGTAAAATCATCAAAGATAAACCAATGAAAGAAATACACTTAGCTGTATTGGCTTCATTAATTGGTGAAGGTGTTGCAAGAGAGTTTATGACTTTCTTAGAGTTAGAGTCTAAGTTACCTAAGTTTGAAGCTATTGTAGCTAACCCTGAAGGTACAGTGATGCCTACAGAGTTAGGTGTACAGTGGGCTATTATGGGTATGGTTGCACATAACATTGCTACCACTAATGCAGGTCAAGTATGTAAGTACTTAGACCGCTTTAGTGACGAGCTTAAAGTAGTGACTACCCGTGAAATACGTATGCGTCACCCTAAGCTCTTAGATGAATCCAAAGACTTCAAAGCTTGGATAGTGAAAACAGCTATAAGTACTTTCTCATAGTTGACTTGTTATGTCGTACCTATATACTTAAGTACTTATCTACTTAGACAGGTACAGTAATGAGTAAATACAAAGGGATGACATTAAGCCAAGCACTATTAAGTGAACCTACTTTAAAGACTTCTGACTTAGAGGAAATCTTTAAAAGAAGTTCACGTAGCTTTAATAGATGGCAACAAGAAAAGGATTACCACAATCCAATGCCTAAACCTATTATGCACGGTACACAGTATCAGAACATGTACTGTGCATATCAACTCCACGCATGGTCATTGACCTTGCCATTGAAACCAAAGGTAAAAAAATGATACAACTAAAACTCTTACTTTATGGTTTGGCTATTGCTTCTATTATTTTGTTTTTTGTAGGGTGTGCAGGTCAACAACCTATGTTCTGTCCTGAAGTCTCATTTAAACTATGCCCTGCTAGGTAGTCTCTAGTTTTATTACCCCTCAAAGTCTTTAACACTTCCTCTAAGGTGTTTGGCTTCGCCAAACACTCTTGCGCTGTGTACTCAGCTTAAGTGTAATTAACCACAATAGAGGTTATCTGTGAGTAATGCCCAATCAATCGTAAACCAAATAAAATATCACCTATTACGTAATCCCAGTAATGCTCACTTATTTATTAGTGCAGCATCTAGTATTACTAATACTGAGGTAACTACCCTAACACCTTACATGGTACAAGCAGGTAATGCGATTATAGAAGCTTTACAGGTACACAGGTTTAACCTTAGACTTTATGGTTTAGGTGAAGCTAAAACCATAGAAGAATGGGTATCAGAAGAATTACCAAACCAAGATTTAATCGTAGCCTTTCTTCAAGATAAGATTGATACTCCTACTGCTGTGTACTTGGCAATGGAGAGAGCTAAGGTAGCTCTTAAGTAAGTACGTACTTAATTATAGGACAGAATCAGTAATGCAGAAATTTAACGAACTTCAACAGCTACATGCTTTAGTTACTCAATGGGGTACAGACCGTAACTTCTTCTCTAAGAATGGTGCAACCTATGCAGGTCAATGGGTTAAGCTATTTGAAGAAGCAGGTGAATTAGCTCAAGGTATTGCTAAGAAGAAACGTGACATTATCAAAGATAGTATTGGTGACATGCTCGTAGTATGTATCATGCTTGAGAATATTGCTAACCGTGATAACACGCTAACTAATATATTGTCTTACAGCCTATTTGATAGTATTGGTGCGTATGCTGAACATAAGCCACATACCTACCTATACTTTGTCTCTAATGAGCTATATTGGTTAAGTGATGATAACACCTCTACTAATTACAAAGGCGGCTACCTAAAGCGTCTAGTAGATCACTTAAGCAGCATTGCAATCCAGTTTGGTTTTACATTAACAGAGTGTTTAGACTTTGCTTATTCAGAAATCAAAGACCGTAAGGGTCAAATGGTTGATGGTGTATTCATCAAACAATCAGACCTATAACCTCCCCTCTATTAAGTAAGTACTTTGGTATTGCTTAGTACTTACTTAAGTACTTAGGTAATAACAATGACTACAACAATGTCACCTTATCAACAGTTCATTCATCAAACTCGTTATGCTCGTTGGCTTGAAACAGAAAAGCGTAGAGAGACTTGGGAAGAAACTGTTGACCGTTATATTAACTTCTTTAAACAAGAACGTGCTAATACCCCTGAACTCCAAGCCTTATTAGGTGAAGCCAAACAAGCTATTTTAGCTATGAAAGTAATGCCTTCAATGCGAGCTTTAATGACCGCAGGTGAAGCATTAAAGCGTGAAAATATCGCAGGTTTTAACTGTTCCTATATTGCTATCAATAACAAAAGAGCATTTGCTGAAGCACTCTACATTCTCATGTGTGGTACAGGTGTTGGCTTCTCATGTGAACGTCAAGAAGTTGCTAAACTTCCTGTAGTGCCTGAGTCCTTACAGCCATCAGATGATGTGATTGTAGTTGGTGATTCTAAAGAAGGTTGGGCTAAGGCTTATGCCAAACTCTTATCAGCCTTATACACGGGCGACATTCCACAAATTGACTACTCTAAGCTACGCCCTCAAGGTGCAAGGCTTAAAACCTTTGGCGGTAGGGCTAGTGGTTCTAAACCCTTACAAAAGTTATTTGAATTTACCGTTAATAAGTTTAAGCATTCACTAGGCAAAAAACTTACTTCTATTGATGTGCATGACATTATGTGCATGGTAGGTGAAATTGTAGTTGTAGGTGGTGTAAGACGCTCTGCACTAATTAGCCTATCCAATCTATCAGACCATCGTATGCGTGATGCTAAGAGTGGTCAGTGGTGGCAAGATAACCCTCAACGTGGGTTAGCTAATAACAGTGTTGCTTATACTGAAAAGCCAAGTGCTGAAATCTTCATGGAAGAGTGGTTAGCATTAGTAAAATCTAAATCAGGTGAGCGTGGTATCTTTAACCGTGTAGCTGCACAAAACCAAGCAGCTAAGTATGGTCGTAGAAATCCTAACATGCCTTTTGGTGTCAACCCATGTGCAGAAATTATTTTACGTGATAAGCAATTTTGTAACCTTACTGAAGTTATTGTACGTGCAGATGATGACATTAACACACTGTCTGAAAAAGTACGTATTGCTACTATCTTAGGTACATTCCAAGCCTCATTAACTAAGTTCAACTTCCTATCAGAAACATGGACTAAGAACACAGAAGAAGAAGCATTATTAGGTGTATCTATGACAGGTATCATGGATAACCTCATTACATCAGGTCAGTACCACACTGGTTACTTAGAACAAATGCTTGAGCATCTACGCTCTATTGCAGTTGAAGTAAATAAACAGGTAGCTGAATTGCTTGGTATCAAACCAAGTGCTGCAATTACCTGTGTTAAACCAAGTGGTACTGTATCCCAGTTATGTGATACAGCTTCAGGTATTCATGCTCGTCACAATAGTCACTACATACGCACTGTACGCATCGACAAGAAAGACCCTGTATATGCCTTACTCAAGCATCAGGGTATTCCTATAGAAGATGATGTAATGCGTCCTGATAGTACTGCTGTAGTCTCATTCCCTCAAGTAGCACCACAAGGTTGTGTCACCCGTAACGATATGACTGCCTTAGAGCAATTAGAGCTTTGGCTTATCTATCAACGTAACTGGTGTGAACACAAACCAAGCGTGACTATTACAGTTAAAGAGGATGAATGGGTATCTGTAGGTGCATGGGTATATGAACACTTTGATGAAGTTAGTGGTATCAGCTTCTTACCTCACAGTGACCATACTTACCAACAAGCACCCTACCAAGACATGACTGAAGAATCTTTAAACCAATGGATTAAAGATAACCCTTCACCTATCATTGATTGGTCAATGCTGCCAATGTTTGAAAAAGAAGATGAAACAGTCTCCTCGCAAACATTGGCCTGTGTTTCTGGGCATTGTGAAATCTAAACCATAAACTTAATTAAGAGGGCTTAACTGCCCTCTTTTTACTTACTTCTATGGAGTACATAAATGCAAGAAGAAAGTATTTTTAGCATAGTTGATTACAGCCCTGTAACGGGCATCTAAACAAAGGTATTTACCATGATTAAAGTAGAAATGATTGATTACATGGGTTCTGATTTAACTGTTGTTAATAGTGCGAGAGTTAGCTTTAGTAAAGTAAGCAACTTTCAGGAGAATGGGTTATTAAGTTCAACTGACAGTAAGTTAATTAACTACTTAGCTAAACATAAACACTTTACTCCTTTTACCCATCCACAAATTACTCTAAGAGAGACTGTGCCTATTTTCGTTGCTAGACAAAGATTTAAGCATGTAGTTGGTTTTACATATAACGAAATCAGCCGAAGATACGTTAGTGATACCCCTAGCCTATACATCCCTGAACACTTTCGTAGTGCTGCTGCCAATGTAAAACAGGGAAGTGCAGGTATGCACCCTAATTCAGATCATTGGTTAGAACATTACAAAGATGTAGTAAATCTATGTGTTGCTCGTTATGAACACATGATTGCAGATGGTGTATGCCCTGAACAAGCACGAATGGTTTTACCTCAATCTATGATGACAAGTTACTATGTTACTGGTTCTTTAGCAGCATTTGCTCGTCTGTATAATCAACGCAGTGATTCACACGCTCAAGTAGAAATACAAGACCTTGCTAAACAAGTAGATGCAATTATTGCCCCTCTTTACCCTGTCTCATGGGCTGCATTAACTAAAGGAGAGTACTAAGTGTTACTACCAAGTAAACACTACGTTCAGTTTGACGCAGTAACATACGTAAAAGGAAGCGGTAATTTTGACATTGTAGCAGGTAAAGTACGACACTTATCTAAGAAGCCTAGATACTGGAGAGTTAATGTCTCCTTGCGTATAGAAACCCCTACCACAATCAAAATTACCCCTTTTACGTTTAACTCCCAAACCAAGCTCAGACTGTCTGAGCTTGCTCCAATAATAAATCAAGAAATTCATAAATACATTCATAATATTAATGAATGCACTTCTTGTGTTGTTACTGCCTACATTTTGACTGAAGGTGGAAAAAAATGAACCAAACCAAAGCTGAATATTATGTAGAAGAAAACATGAGATTAACTTTAGAGCTAGAACAAGCTCAAAGGACTATTCATAGTCTTAATGTACAGCTAACTAACAAAAAGCTAGAGATTGAATCTCTTAAAGCTTTATTAGCTTCTCAATCCGCTAACGCGGTTGGTGAACGCGGAGACGCACGTGTGTCTATTGATGGGGGGTAACCTATGACAACTGAAGCCAAGACAATTAAAGATGCTTCTACCCTTTGTTTACGTGCTTCAGAGCTATTAGCAGAGCGTGGTAAGCAGTACGATGGTTCAGGTAAAGAACGTAGCATGGCAAGCACTGTAGCTGCCTTTAATGCAGTCTATGGTACTAACTTAACTGAACAACAAGGTTGGCACTTTATGATTCTATTAAAAATGGTACGTCAACGTACAGGCGGTCATATTGATAGTGCTGAAGATTTAATTGCCTATGCTGCCCTAGCTGCTGAAACTGTACATAACTCTTTGGTTTGATATTAAATAACAATAATAAGCACTTACTTGTTTAAGTAAGTGCTTTGGTTTATAAAAATGATATGTGTTATTAAATGCTTAAATGAGCATGTACATTATTTTAATGAAATGAGTTTCAAATGTAATAAAACATATAAATACCATTCAGAAGTTATTATGTCAGTACCTTATAACTTCACAGTGCTTACATTGATACGTCTAAACATACCCCTAAGTGTTAAATACTTTGATGTGCAGAGTACTATGTTAATTCTATACACCAAAAATAATGTATTAGATATGACAAAGGATGCACTTTCACCTAAACCAATAAACTGGAAGTTACAGTTTCAAAGACACCAAGTAAATAAGTTACTTAAGATAACAGGATAACCTTTATGACTTCTTCAGTTACACCTCAAATCACCATTGAGAAAGCATTATCTAAAGCCAAGATTGGAATGATGATGCTACCTGATACAGTATTCTTCTCTACCCTATGCACTAGCTTAGAGATAATCATTAGTGACCAAGTACCAACAGCAGGTACAGATGGTAGAAAGCTATACATCAATAAAGATTTCTTCTTTGGCTTAACCGAAGCAGAACGTATCTTTTTATTAGCACATGAGACACTACATGTTGCTTATCTACACCCCTTAAGATGTGGTAACAGAAATCACGACATATTTAATGATGCCTGTGATTACGTCATTAACTATGAACTAAAGCAGCGTAAGTTTACATTCATTGGCGATTTACGCAGTAGAGGCATTAACTTCAGTGGTGGTCTTTATGACCCTCAGTACGCAGGTATGAGTGCTGAAGAAGTGTATGAAAAACTTATACAAGACCCTAGATATAAACCTTCAGGTATGCCTGATTTACTCGCTCCTTCAGGCGGTAAAGACGATAGTGCTACTGATGGTACTGGTTTAGCTAAACAGTTCACTGAAGAGCAAATTAAAGCCATAGAACAGGAAGTCATGTCTAAGGTAGCTACAGCAGCTATGATGGCTGATATGAGCAAACAATCAGGCTCTATCCCCTCACACATCAAGCGTACTTTGGAAGAGTTATCTAAACCAAAAGTAAACTGGAAAGCTGTATTAGCAAGGTTCTTTTCTGATGTAAATAAAGCTGATTACTCATGGGCTAAACCAAACAGAAAATACTTACCAAACTACTTACCTAAACTTCATTCAGTAAACTTAGGTAGAGTGGACTTTGCGATTGATACGTCAGGTTCAATTACAGCAGACCAGTTCAATCAGTTTGTATCTGAGGTACATGGTGTACTTAGAATACTCAATCCCAATGAAATTGGTGTATATCAGTTTGACCATGCTTTACAAGGCAGTAATATTGTACGTAATGTACGTGACATTATTAAACTACCCTTCAAAGGGGGTGGTGGTACATGTCCTGAAGCTGCTATCGAAGAGTTTATCAAGAACAAAGCTCAAGCTCTCATTGTCCTTACAGACGGTTATTTTAACCACCGTAAGCTGACTAATCCTAAGCGTCCAGTGATATGGGTTATCTATGCCAATGAAGGCTTTAAACCCCCCTTTGGTAAAGCTGTTCACATTAAATTTACTTAATTACGTAGGTACTTAAATGCTTACCAAAGACCAAGAGAAAGCCAAGCAGGAATTGCTTGGCTTTTTAATCTCCAGTGAAAAATACTTTGTCCTATCAGGCTTTGCAGGGGTAGGTAAAACAT